ACCTACTACCTTAAACGTACCCAGCGATATACTTTGTCCGTCGGACTGCAGGCTAACATCGTCTAGATCGATTAGCCCAAGGCTGACGACCCCTGTCTCACCATTAACACTGTCAACTGCTCCCCCGCCACCTGCCGCATCTGCGGGCTCCCACTGATTATTGGCATCAACCCAGGTAAGTACTTGGCCGTCGGTAGGCGGTGTTGTTGCCGTGTCTGCGTCATCCATGTCCTGGATACCTAGACTGACGACACCTGTCTCACCATTAACACTGTCAACTGCTCCACCACCACCACCACCAGAGATCTCTTTAATACTATCGTCCGTATGCTTGACAAAAAGCTTACCGTCGGCAGTATTGACAGCAATCTCCGCAACTTCCAGGTCAGCAGCCTGAGGAACCTCGCCAGCCGTACTACTTTTCTTAGGCTTGATACGAGCGTTGAGGTCTGCCATTTCAGCGAATCAATCTTCGCTAGTATTCCTAGCCGCTGCCGAATGTTCCGCCAGAAATAGCCGCGTAACTTGTCTCCGCGTAGACCTTGACGGTGATCAACGAGTCGACACTGGCTCCAACTTGGTTCCTGACGGCCAAATACATAGCGTCGGTCGGGTCAGTGTCATTGTTGAAGTACATCGCACCAGGCGTAGCCAGGACCGTTGTGCCAGCGGCAATATAGAACTCTGCCTGTACGCCAGAGCCAGGAGCAGGATCTGTCCCGAACGTTCTGGCGTTGTCAGCAGTGCGGTCCGCTTCCGAGCCGTAGAAGGCGACCCAGGCATCGAGGGAGGACGTTACAGTACAGAATTGACCAGTTTGTCCCATACCCGTCAGGGTAAGAGTACCAGACGAGGCGGTACCGCTGTCGGTCACCCTATTTGTTCCAGTGCCTCCGAAGTTCTGATGGACGTAGGCCTTGATCGTGACCTCTGAATTAACATCAGCTCCAGCCTGGTCCCTGACAGCCACATAGAGTGCATCCGCATCAGGGGTATCGTTGTTGAAGTAGGTGGTACCAGGCGATGCCAAGACGGTGCCACCAGCGGTAACGTAGAACTCGGCCAATACCCCTGAGCCAGGAGCAGGGTCTGTCCCGTAGGCTCGGCCAGCGTCGGCGGCTCTATCAGCTGCGGTGGGGTAGAGAACAATCCAAGCGTCAAGACTAGAGGTGATGTCTACAAGAATGCCAGAGGCTCCCAGTTCCGCGAATGTAGCAGCACCCGAAGCAGCTGTTTGTGTCTCAGATTTCTGGAGAACAGTGCCAGCAATACTTCCACCACCACCACCACCACTACCACCAGTTTGATCGCCAGGAACCCAGTTAGTGCCGTTCCAGACAAGGACCTGGTCGACAGCGGGAGGAGTTGTACTTGTGTCAACGTCCGTTAGGTCATCGATCGAGGTCGCACCGCCACCCCCAGACCCAGCGTCCTCCCATGTCAGCTGCGCTCCACCCTGCGAGGTCAGTACTTGACCAGCCGTACCGACGTCGGAGGGAAGGATTAGGGTGTAAGTAGCTGCGTCCGCATGAGGTGGGGATTGAATAGTAACACCGTGACTATTAGATGTACAGTTTAGCGTAATACTGCCATCAGTGTCATTGCCACGAACGATAAAGCTGCCAGTTGTACTGGGGGAAATGACTATATTTCCACCACTCGCACTGCTGATGAAGTAACCATTAACATCAAGAGCACCCCCCAGCTGTGGACTTACATCCTCGACGATATTGTAAAGCCCAGGAGGCGTATGGACGATGTCGACGGGCTCCCAGTTGTTGGTTGTGGAGTTGTATGCAATAACCTGGCCTTCAGTAGCAGGTGTGCTCAGGTCTACATCGAGAAGATCATCCAAGTACTGAGCGCCAACCCCGGTACCACCAAGGGACACAATACTGCCGTCACCTGCCTTGGTGTAGAACTTGACCTGAAGAGGCTCAATACCCAGGACGATTTCACCCTGGGTGATCGCGTCAGTTCCGCCGGTCCCGATAGCAGCCTCAATAGCAGCCTGGTTGTCCGTGGAGTTCTTTAGTACGATGCGATCAGGAAAAACGGCCACGGGGCGATCAAAGCTAGGTTAGGTTTCCTAGGGTATATAAGGCGAGCAGCGATCGATGTCAGTCTTATCGCAGCATGTGACACGCCATGTCCCGAAGACGCCTTGTGGCCCGTTGTTTAGGGCACCGTCAGGGACCTGGTCGGATGTGTAAGTGCAGAACTGGTAGCCAATGGCTTGGTACTGCTCTAAAATGCGAATGTTGGTCCCAGTCCTAGAGCAACCAGGTGTGTAACCTGGAGCGTCAAGATAGAGGCACTCAGCATCCGGGCCATTGGGATTTTCGAAGCACACGGAGCATGTCGGGTCATCAACACAAGTCCCGTTGATGGAACATATCTGGCAGTCAGGGCAGTCGTCGTGGCAGTTGCAATCGCACTCCTTGCAGCTATCAGGCAGGCCAGAGTAATCTTCGGTCTGGCAGAAAACGCACTGCTCGCCACCCGTATCCAGAAAGCCAGTTTGCTTGGATCCTTCTGGACAGCTTGCAACGCCAGTACCCGTGTCAGTGCAGTATGTCTTGCCATCGATTACCGGCAAGCACGGATTGGCCTGACCGTCACATGCCTCAGTGCATCTCCTATAGGCCTCTTGTTGCGCTAGATTGATCGCCAGTAGTCCGCCCTCGCCGTAGGGCTTGCAAGCCTTAACAGGGGACAGCACCACGCCGCAGGGGCATTGATGGTTTATAATAGTCGCACAGTCCTGGCAGCTGTCCGCTTCAAATGCGCACTCACCAAAATCATCAGATTCGTTGTCGATGTCACAGCTCTCGCAGCCCTCACCATTGCACTCGCTGCCTTCGCACCAACAGGGGGCCACCCCAGTAGGGAGTTCCTCGCACAGCCCACCATTACACTCTGAACAGCTATTGCAGCTATTGCCGCTAGTGCCCTCCGTACACCCAGGCCCAACCTCTCCATACGCCTTGAGGTAGTTTTCGCAGAACTCTGTACATCCGGGCCACGGGGGACATTCGCCACACCAGCAGTGCACGCCAGGACGGGGACTAGAGGCGGAGCCGAAGCTACAGCACCTTGTCCCACAGCAGTCACGAGCTTCTTCGGCTGTGTCGCCACACTGAGGCGTCTGCTGGCATGAGTCTGGGCCACCGCTGTTGCATGGGCTTTCGGGGTTACCTGGATCGCAGTCACCTCCGCCGCCTGGGCTACTACTGCCACCGCTCAAGCCGTTGTTCAGCTGCTGGCACACTCCATTTACACATCCCCAGCCAGAGGGGCACTGAGAGGTGGATACGCAGGACGCGCCGGTATCAAGCCCGCCTGAATTAGAGCCAGTAGTTCCGAAGGTATCAATATCGTCGGCGTTACGAACAGTGTCGTTGACTACGCCAGAGCGCAAGAACTCGTTAGCTCGGATAGAACTATTCCAGAAATCGTTAAGAGATCCCATAACCAAGCTAAAGCTAGGATAGAGTGCCTATCAGTCGTAAATAGGGTCGTAGGGCTTGCCTGTGTATTGATTTATGATAGCTGGAACTTGAGCAGCCCGTTTCCAGGTCAGTTCTCCGTCAATCTCTACAGCGACATGAATTATGCAGATACGGTTCCTACCATCCACACGCAACTCAAAGGCTAGTAACCCTTCCCTGGTAGGCTCTAGAACGTCTTCATAAATGACAGTCCCAGTTTCCGTATCTAGGCGAGTTTCCCTTTCAAGCGGCCCCACCCATCTAGGATAGAATTGTCGATCAGGGACGCTCCATGCGTCAACGGCTGGCTCTCCTGCAATTCTCGGCTTATTGATTGCCATTACTGCACCTTGATGTATCTGAGACCACTGTGATCGGTCACATAGAGCTGAACAGTGTCGGTAAGGTCATTATAGTAGCCTACTATAATGTTTGGGGTTACAGGAGTATCCAGGAGTTTCGTTGTATCAGGCAGCGTGTGAACCATCTGAATCGTAAGCTCATTAAACTCTTTAATTGAAGTCGCCGTAAATGAATTCCTGTTAATTGCCATGGTCAGAACTTGCTGTAATAAATACCGTTAGCGTGGCTAAGCTCTACCTCAGCCCCTGCAGGCAGCGATGTAAAGCCGATAGGTTTGGTAACATATTCTTTCTTGGCATACGAGACGATCCCAGCACCGTTCGGATCCAGTCTGACCCAGTAGCCAGTCACACTGCCCTCGAAATCGCCCTCAATGACAATACCCTTCTCCAGGCGCTCAAGCTGAAGCATCCTATTGATATTGCTTTGCTGAATCAGCTGGTTAAGTAAATCCATCAGGGAGCGGTGTAGAAGCCAAATTGCTTGATATTCCAGTAGAAGGCGGCCTCATTTCCATCGACAAGGCTGACCGAACTGGTCGTCTTAACAGCTGTAAACAGATCGCCAGCGTTTGCCACTGTAGGAGTGTAGACGCTAGAGACAGGGAAGGTAAGATCTCCTGCGCCCATGGAGGCATCAAGCCCTGCTAGCGTACCATTGCTGATGGTAAGGGTGTCGGCGGGAGCGTAGCCGTAGCCTGGCTTGTTGAGTGTAACAACGTAGTCGGTAGTAGCGGCGCCAGAGTTAGTTACCTCAAGGTCTACCGTCAAGCCAAAACCACTGCCACTGGTGCTGTCGATCGGAATGTTTGTATATGCAGCCGTCGTCGTGGTAGCGCTGGCAGGCGCAGCTGTTACCGCGCCAAGGGTAAGTGCGTTGCCACTGCTCCAGACGAGGGCTACGTGACTAAATACGATAGGAGTCGCACCGCCATCGTGAGCAAAGGTGGTAGCTTTCTGAGCCAATGCCACTCCGCCATCTGCATAGCTTCCAACTTCACCCGAGGTCCAACTCAGATATGCTCGCTGATAGCCGCCAGTGCCGATGGGGACCTCGTTCGACAGCAGGGTCGCATCAGCTCCCGCGACTCCAGGGTCGTAGTTATAGGCGGGCGCGTTGATCAGACGTGCCTCGAAATACTGATCGACGTAACGATCGGTCACAATGCTCTGAACTTCTGCTCCCGAAACCTTGGCGGCAATCGTCATCTGTCTTTTGGCTGATCGCCGTTAGGGTTCCTATGCGGCCGCAAAGAGGTCGGCATCGACCACGGTAGCGGCTTCCGTAACAATGGATCCGTTGTACTCAACAGGGATAGAGCCAGTTCCATCCACATCGAGCAGGCCGCCAGTGGCTACGACGAAGCCAGTACAATAAGGAACAATAGCCTGCTCTACCAGTGCGCTAAGATCCGTTGGGTTTGGTTTAATAACACCGCTCTCAGTGTAAGTAAACACACTGGAGCTGAGGTTTAGCTCGACGTTCACGATGAACTCGAAGCTTTGCCCAACCAAGTCGTTGTCAATCGTCGGCGGCAATGTAGGGCCCGTTGGAGGCACTGGGGTGTCACCACTCATGTCAGGCCTGGAATTGCCGACCAGGTTGCTGCCGAGGTTGAGAGCACCGGAGGAGAAGCCCAGCCAGATGCCATTAGTGACAACAATGGCCTCATCTTGCGTTACGCCCCAGGTACACGCATCCATCCTCATTGCTGAGATCTTATTGTTAGCGGTGTCTGCATAGCGGAATGGCATACCTGGATACCAGTTTGCGACAATCTCTGAGCGCATAGACTCTGCGATCTGCAGGCCGTACAGGTCGCCCTTGACGAACCTTGCCAGGTACTCGCTGTAATCGGCTACCCATGCATCGATCTCGGCCTGATTCTCGGACAGCAGGGGAATGGGGACCGCTTCTTCCAGGATGTAATCGGCAGCCTCGCTTGGAGGAGTTATGTAGGAGTTGGTGTTAAGGATTAGTTCCGTGCTTAGCTCGGCGGTAGAGGTTGTCGCAGTATTTACCGTATCTGGGCGAACGTCAAGGGTTGTCGTAGTGGTAGATTCTCTCCTGACGCTGGTCTTGATGCCGTCCAGTGCGTCAAGGGAGGCTCCCGAATTCGGCCCGACGCCGCGAGAGGTCAGGCTTGTATATGTAGTCGTCAGCTGGATATTGCTATTCCCTTCCTGTGAATACTCGGTAATAACACGGCTTTGCCTGTACATGCCATCGGCCGCAGAAAGGCCCTGCTGGAAGTTCTGGGGAATACCATTGACAACACCAGACCTATAGTCAGCTTGAGTGTAAGTGGAAAGAATAGTCTGGTATGTGTCTTGGACCGTTCTGACCAACTCATTAGCTTCAACCCCGTACTCGTAGAACGTTTCCTGCTTCGACAGAACCTGGGTGCCCATTCCGTAGTACTCACAGTTACCCTGTGGGTTACAAGAAGAGCCGTATGTGGCTACACAAAAGGCATACCAGTCCGCGAAGTAACTTGAATTAGCTTCGATCTCAGGTCCTTCGACGGTCTGCACTCGGTAAGAGGTCTGAGCACCTGGCGCCCCGTAGGTCGTCGAAGATGTCGAGACACGAGTGGCTGGAAGGTACTCGTTAGCCCTGTCGGTAGTCCAGAGGTCGTTGCAAAGGAAGAAATTGGTTGTGCGATACTGGATATCGGATCCACCCGAATTGGTCGGCGGGGACGGCGCGTTGCCGCAACTGACGGTACTGGAAGGTGATGATGGCCGAGGTACAACTCTGTAAGGGACTGTTATCGTTCCAGTTGGTTGCGGGTCCGGGTTCCGCTTCCAGATCGTGGCGGGGTAGTTGATAAAATACTGCGAGGTCTCAATTGTTGTATCAACCTTGCCAAGATTGTCATCAGCCAGGACGCTCTCGGGGACCTGATAGGATAGCTCAATTCTGTCGGGAACCGCCCCGCCCGACGCTAGCGGCGAAACGGCAAGAGCGCTCTCGCCAAGAACGGAAACCCATTCCCCAGCGGAAACACCAGAACTGGAATCGCCATCAAAGAACTTGCGACTTACCAGACTGCCCTGATTATTCTGGTACAGGACCATGCCAGCAGAAGCAAAGGAAGCAGAGCAGTTCTCAACGGTCTGTTGAGCGGGATCCAGGTGGATTGGAACCAAGGGCAGGATGGCTTCAGGGTTGTCTGTTAGGTAGGCCAGAGACAGCTGGCAGCCGATCTCTACCTCAAGCTGCTCAGCTTCGACGCTGTAGATTGTGCTGATTACATAAAGATGGCCACGAGGATGCCTGTAGGAGGCTCCGCCTGGTTCTGTCACATCCAAGGTGATCAAAGTTCCACGCTTGAAGATGTTCCTGTCGTAATTCTCGATTTCTGTGCCACCAGGCCTCTGCCCGAGTACCAGAGTTCCAGACGTGGTCATCAAGCCCTTCTTGAAGGCCCCAGAGTCGCTGACCTGAAAGCTAACAAGGCTGGAGGTGTAGTCCTGCCCACCGATAAGGAGCTGTGCTGCGCGTGTTTTTTGTACTAAGTATCCCATGATCAAACCTCCTGCAGGCCGAAGCTAACCAGAGTCAGTTTTGGGCTCAAACGGGTGTAAGACGGTGCCGTCACAAACACAGCATCCGTGTCAACGTCTGGCCCCCAAGTCTGGTCCGTGATCCCGCATGCTGCCGTCAGTCCTGCAGCGCGATCAGTATCCCATGCCTGGAACATCACGTCAAAAGCTTCTGCGTCCGTTGTCTGCATGATCGTTGAGATGACCCACTGATACTTCTGCCTATAAGCAGGTCCTCCCAATAAACTCGCCCCGTTGGCCGACATGTCGAACGAAACGCTCCCCGTATAGCTGCGGGGATAAGCATTATCACCAAAGTTGTCGATCTGGAAATTATACGCGGTCCCCTCGTCGGCCGTGTAGGAAATTCCAATTATCGGGGCCGCCATTGAGATTACTTAGCTGGGCTAGGATTCCGAAGCCTTCCTAGCAAGTTCGCGATACTTCTTGCGCTCGTGTTGTCCACCAGGAGGCTGCACGAATCCTTTCAGCACGTTCTCTCTAAAGCGGTCGGAAGACGCGGCAAGGGCGACAAACACTTCGTCGTACCAATCCCTTAGAATATCGATCGCAGCCTCGTCTAGGCCGCTCCTAATGCCCCCTCGGAGTGCTCCATATATGTACGCCATTACGTTAGCCAGGTCCTGCTCCCCCATGTCCTCAAAATGGACGTCGGGAACCGCTGGCCCCATCTTGTTCAGATACTCATTCAGCTGCAGCCTGGCCGCATCTTCGGGATCGCCAAAATGGAACAAGATTCTCAAGCATCTGAACAAGGATGCCTATCGGCCTAAACGGCGACGCTTCATACGGGTCATCTCGACCATCATGTGATTGGCGGCCTGTACAGGGTTTGCGGACTGGACGGTCACGCTCTGGTTGAAAGTGTTGCCACTCATCGAACCCTGGATAGCGCGGACCATGGAACTCATTCCGCCCGCTCCTGCGCGTGAAGCGTTAGAGACTGCGGACTTGTTGATGTTAACGCCGCCAGTCGGGACGTCCAGCTTCTTGGTCAGGTGGGCTGGGATAATCGTACCATCGCTAGGTGCAGTCCACTTACCGTGTCTGTCGTTGATCATGCTAAGCTTGCCGCTTGCTGACAAGAATGCTTCTTTGCCGAGTTCGTTGACCCAGGAAGTAGTGCCAGCCGAGATGGGACCACCAGCAAAGTTGCTAGTCGAGGGCTCACCACTTCCGCCGCCGCTGGAGCCCTGGGGAGCAGGAGTTTTAGCAAGCTCTTTATTGTAGTCCTGAGCTTTCTTAATAGCGTCATCCCACTGGCTCTTAAGCGTGTTCATTTGGGAGACTTGATTGCTTAACTCGGTCACGCCGACTTTAAGGTCTCCATTGTAAGCCTCGGCACCTTTCTCGATCAGGCCGATCTCTTGTTTCTCGTCCTGCAGTTTTTTGATTTGATCATCTTTTATCTTGACTTGAGTCTCAAGTCTTTTGATAATCTCATTGTGCTTTTTCTCCATGTCCTTAAGTTTTGCGTCGCGCTCCTCTTCTAGCTTTTTGATCTCTGCAGCTTTCTGGGCTTCAACTTTCTTGCGCTCGATGGCCAGCTTTTCCATTTTTTCCTGCCTGTTCATTCGCTCAAGGCGAGCTTCGGCTTGTAGGAGCGCCTCTCCATCCAATTCTCCAGACTTGATCTTGGTCTGCAGCTTTTCTTTTTCGAGCATATAAAGCTCTTGCTCCTTAGGCCCGCGGCGACCTAGCCTGTCCCTTTCCAGGTCTAAGGCCGCGAGTTTTTTGTCGTAAACTTCGTTAACACGCGCTATTTCCTCGTCATAGCGCTCTTTAACCAGGGACTTGGCTTCTTTGTACGCAGCCTTCTCGTCCTCCATTCGAGTCTTCATGCTGTCTCTTACGGTCTGAAGTTTGCTGATTTCTTCGTCGTACCTAGCCTTGATTGCATCCGCCAGCTCCTTGACCGCTGCCTTTTGGCTGTTGTACTCGTCCTTTTTGCTCTTGGCCTCGTTCTTGGCCGCTTCTTCTAAATCAACAAGGCGCTGATGCTCTGTCTGCTGTTCTCTGAGGGCCTCGGTTTGCTCTCGCTGCTGTTGTGTTCCAGTTTGTTGGTTATTCAGGCTTGCCTGCTCCTGCGACAGCCTTTCCTGGTACAACTGCTTCATGCTACCCATCTCGCCCATCAGCTCGCGAGCGTTCTTCACAGATTGCTGCCACCAGTTGTTCTGGCCTTCCTGGGCCTTTCCGTTGATTGTATCCATCAGGGCGCCAACAGGGTCGATCAAGGCCCTTAAACCTCTCAGCCAGATGTTGTTGCTGCTAATCAGTTTCTCGTATGCCTGAATCAGGACGTCAAAGATAAAAATGAGTCCGTACACGACCATTTCACCCACCTCACCAACAAGCGCAAGGCCGTTCGCGATTCTTTGCGACGTCTCTGGGAATCTCGTTCCAAACGTGGCGATAAAGCCTGAAACCAGAGTAGAAATTCTCATCAAGGACTCCCCAAAGGGCCCAAAGATTTTGCCCCATTCTTGCTTGGCGACGACCAAGATGTTGTTCAGGTTGTTGAATTTCTGCTCTAGATTCAGCTGGTTGAACTGATCATTAAGATTGCCAAGGTTGGTGGCCAGGCTCGCAACGGCGTCCTGCGAAATCCCAACCAACGCATCGGCAAACATCTCGGCACTGACTTCGCCATTCTGCATAGCGTCATCGAGACTGACGATGCCATACTCTGCCTGCAAGAACGACGCCACCTGGGTGCGAAGGGAACCATCTAGTTCAGCGAACTGCTGGCGAAGTTCTTCACCCTGAAGCTTGCCTTTACCCATGACCTGAGCAAGGGCTTCCATATAGCGACTGGACTGCTCTGCGCTCAGTCCCATTTGTGACATGCGTGCAACGGCGGCCGTAATCACTTCATTGGTTTCACCAAGAGACAAGCCAGCGGCGGCTGCAGACGGACCCACTCGCCTCCAGGCATTTTCGACCGACTGAATAGAAACACCGTAAGCTAGGCCAGTCTGTTGGGCGACTTTCATGATCTGCTCAGCCTGGGTCGCGTCTCGGGCGAAGCTCTGCAAGGCAATATTCAGGCGTCCAATCTCTCTGGACCTTTCAACCATGCCAGTGATACTGGCAGAAATGGCCCTGGTGGCCATGATGATGACCTCGGAAGCAAGGCGAGCCTTGATGCCAGCCGCGGTGAACGCATTTCCCATGCTGGTCGCTCCATCAGCTCCACCGCCGCCCGATGGACGTACAGCGTAAAATCCTCTAAGCTGTCGCTCAGCCTCTTTAATTCTTTGAGAGACCAGTATCCAGTCTTTAGTGACCTTGCCAGTCCTCTCGCTAAACTTTCTGGTATTCTCACGCAGAGCCTTCAGCGAGTTCAGTGAGCGCTTGATCTGTGCAGGTGTTTTGCCAAACTCTCCATTAACCGCCTTGATCGTTGTTGCCAGCCTGTCAGAGTCTGTGCCAATTTTCTTGATCGTGCCAGCGGCCACCTTGCCGCCTTTTAGACTGATATTGACTTCCGTCTGATACTTCTGCCCGAACGCCTTGTTCAACTCTTGCTGAGCCTTGGCCGCTCCTTGATCGAAGGTGTTAAAAAACTGATTGATCGAAGAGACAGCTGAGTTAGTCTCTACGTCAAGGTTGAACCTTAGATTTTCTGCCACGTCGAAACCAAAGCTGCCATTAGGCTGCCATAAAAAAAGAGCCCCCAAGAGGGCTCTCAGAGGCTCCTGCCAGGAATCAAGCCTGGAGGGTCAGATGGTAAGGACCGTATCCAGTTAGGGTACACTCCCAGGAAACGATGCTCGTAACTTCGTTTGACTCGGTATAGCCAGTCAAGGTGCCATAGCCCACGATCTGCTCCGTGGTACCAGTAGGTCCGACACGCATGAAAGCGACACGCAGGCCGTCAGCCACGGTGTTTTGCTCGGTCAGGCGGAGGATCTTGTAACCAGCGTCGCCGAAATCAGCGATACCAGCCAAGGAGATGCTGAAGCTCTTGGTGGTAGCCACGGACTGGTTGAAGCCAGAGGTCTCGTCATCGTAGGTGTAAATGTCCTCGGTCCCCGTGTCGGTTTCCAGGGAAGCGGAGGTCAGGCCAGACAGGCGAACAGCATCATCGGTGCCGTCCATGGTGTAGGCCACAGAATCGATGGTGAACACGCCATCAGCGTAAGACACGGAGTCGGCAGCGCCAACAGGAGTTGCGATGTCAACGGTAGGAGCTGAAGAGAAGTCAGCAACCAGGGAGTTCTGGACAGGGACGATGTAGAAATCGTAGCCGAAAGCGGCTGAGAAGTTTGCCATAATAAAAGCGGGCGAACCCGTGTGAAGGTACCTCGGACCTTCTCGGCCCGTCTAT